AAAAACTTCACGATACTTTTTCCAATTAGTATAATTACCACCGTGAGTGCTTTCGTAGTGGTATACTGAAGACCTATCACGATTAAACACTTCAGCTATAACCCTATGATGTATGTCGTTTAAAAGCCCTATATTAGCAGCTACTAATCTTGGTAGTTGTATCTCTTGCTTTCTTGACTTAAAACTAAGCGAACCTTTCCACAACCCTACTAACGAAGTAGTAAGGTCGCAGATATGGTTAAACTTTTCTTTGTCATCTATTTTGAGTGGTATCCTAGAACGGTAAGTCATTATTACTTTCTTTTATTCCTTCGTTAGTTTCGTTTATTACATCCATTTTTTTACCCCAAACCCACTCTGCAAATAGTTGTGCATTTTCGCAAATTTCTTCAGGTGAACAACTACTCCCTCTGCAATAATCAACGGCAGCTTTTAAACTTGACTGTCGCACAATAAGTTCTTGAACAGTATCGTCTTTCTTGTAAGATGTTTGTCCGTTGCTTTTAAACTTATCAGGGGCTACTGCTTTTGCTTTGTTGTACTCTTGCTGTCCTTCTTCTACAATTTCGTAAGTTAGTTCCCAACCTACCTGTTGTTCTTTCTTTTTACCAATGTTAATTTTATCTCCGTTTTCCATTAATAGAGAATGGTATAAAGTTATACCGTAACTGTTTTCGTGTGGTTTCACACTTACTACTTCTTTGATTTTACTTGTTATCATAATTAAAATATTTAATTTGCCTACTCTATTTAAGGTTTTCGGCTTCCCCTAATTTATTGTATAAAAGTATTAAAAAAATTGATACTGCTATTATAGTTCCCATTATTTTGAACACTCTTTACATTTCACTTCTTTGTAGCCCTGTTCTATTGCGTTACAATCTTCGCATATAGTCCACCCTTCATCACCTGCAAAATGCTCTTTAATGTTTTCGCTTTCACATTCAGCACAAACTTCTATAAAACCATTTTCGCAAGAATGACATTTTTCTTTTGTTTCCATTAATTAGTTCTTAAAATTAATAATTCGTTTTTATTTTCTTTATACATTTTAGAATATTCTTTTAATTTTTTATAGAATTTCTTATTGTATTCTTCTCTTGTAGGTAGGGTGTCTATCGTGTTACTGAAGCAAATATCCTTAAAGTATGTATGGTCTTTGTCAAAAGGTCGGTAGCCGTAAACTTCGTCAAGTATAAAATCCTGACTTTCAGACCACTCTTGGATTTGTTCTTTAGTTCCTACTAACCGATAGCTAGTTTGTGCTTCCTTAAAGTCGCTGATGTAACCACCTGTATATCCTTTGTCGTGTGACCAAACACCTGACGCTTGGTATTCTTTTTGCAAATACCAATCTTCTATTACTAACTCCATAAGTTCCTTTGTTTTTGCGTTCTTATTAAATAACTGATAGTGTTTCTAACCTCTTTTGCAGCTTGATAGTGTGCATCTGCATTTTCAGCCCACCAATCCGCAGAATTATTTAAGTTCTGCTCTGAATACTCATAATGCTTTACTGAAAGGTTTTCGTGAAAAGTAGCTAATCTGTTTAAGTCATTCATAACCAAATCAGCGTCAAAGGTTTCAACCCCTTTGTAGCTTTCTTTTAAGTCAATTTTTGCTGATACATCTTTTGATTGTTCGCCTATTTTTTCTACTTCGGCTTGTACTTCGGTAAGGTTTTTTGGATTTAAACCTTCAAAAAATTCTTTGTTAATTGTTTTCATAATTGTTTACCTATATTAGTCGCTAAGGATTTTAAGCTATTATTAAAGTGTATTTTTTATCTATTACCCATTGGTTTGGGTATCTATATTTTTCTGCTATTGCTAAAAACTTACCACAACTATTGCAAAAGATTTCTTTCTCATCATTTACCTTTTCAATTTTAGGTAACTTTTGATTTTTAGCATCTTTACATAAACTACATTTAACTATCATTGTTTTTTTATTTACCCCAACGATAATCCTTAAACCATACATCAACGTAAGCCCTATCCATACCTTCTAATTTTGCTATCCACTCCTCACTTATTTCTGTTAGGTGTGTTGGATTATTTAAGTCAGGTGTTCCGTTTGTTTTCTTAGGAAAGATGTTTCCTGTTTTCAGTTCCATAATAGAACCTACACTTTCTAAATTTACAAATTGTTCTATTTTCATAATTTTTGTTTTTAGTAATATCCAAACTGTGTTTGAATTTCATAGGCAAAGATACACATTATTTTAATTATAAACAAAGTAATGTACAAAGTTATTAACAATTTATATGTTAATAATATAGTGTCATATAAGCGTTTGTAAGTGCTTTGAAGGGTATAGTACCTAAAGTGAGAGAAAGTGTCTTAAATCGCTTAAAAAGGGGCTTAAAATGGAAGGTTTGATATTACAATCTCATTAAAAGATTGATAGGTACTTTACCATTTAAAACTACACCACAAGCTATTGCAGGTTTCTTACCACGTTTAGCGTAAGCCATAGCATAAGAATCGTGGTCGATTCCACAACCTACTTGCATTCCAAAGATACGAAAGTTCTGACCGCAATAGTGGTCTATGTAACAATTTGTGTGTAAATGACCCTGTACGGTATTTTGCATATCAGCACGACATTTAGTTCTAGCTGTACCACCTTCACCGTGAATATATTGTACTCCGTCTATTTCTAATCTATCTACAAATTCCCAATTAGGCACTTCTAATACTTCTTTATAGGACTTAATCCATTTGCTAGGAATAGCAGAAGTTTGGGCTTTTCGCATAATCATTCTATCGTGGTTTCCTATAATGACTGTTGCTTCAGGAAAAGCTTTATACCAACGACTTATTCTTTTGATAGCAAGTTCTAATTCGTCAGCACCGCCTAATCCGTCAGCGTCTGTTTCGTGGTAGCTGCTGTAATGGTTGTCTATGATGTCACCAATATACACTACATCAGTACAACCCCAATAGATATATTGTTGTTTGCACCAATCTAAATATTCGTCTAAACAAAAAGGTTCGTGAAGGTCGCCAATAACTAAGACATTTCGTTTAGCCATTCGCATACCCTCAAGTACCTTAATTTCGTGTGGTTTTAGTCGGTATCTGTTATTTCTTGGTGTCTGCAATACCTTGTCCTAAGATTAATGCACAAATACTCATTAAGATATTTTGTAATTGTGCAGAATCAAGTCCAAATTTTTCTGAAAGTAGTGTCGTTAAACAACCAACTACTGCGTACCAAAACTTTTTACTCTTTAACATTTGTCCTAAAATGAAATTCTTAAACATAATATATAATTTTTGGTTATTATCTATTTTTGATTGTAAGCTTTATATTTTCACCGCCCAAGATAAGTATTTCTTTTATAAGTAACTCCATAGCTATCCTTGATTTATTAACACGGTTTTGTTCACGACTTAACCCTACCAAGACACAACCACGACTATCAGAAATTGTATTTCCTCTATGGAAAAGGATAAAATCTCTATCTTTAACGTCTTGTATTAAAAGGTGTAAGTAATCTCTTGTTGCTGATTCTCTTGGTAGTCGTAATCTTACGTTATATTTACCTTTTGGTATGCAGCTTATTGACCTTTGATTGTCTTTATAAGGCAGTTCTAAAGTATCACCAACCCATTCGCCATTTAGATATAGCTTACCTAAAGTACTTTCCGTGAAAGTATCTCTAATAAGAAGCAGGTTAATATTAGCCCTGACCTCTTTTTGGTTTTTTAAATTTTGTTTGATTTTTGGAAGCATTTTTAGAATGAACTCCTTTACGTTTCTTAGTAGATTTTTTACGGTAAACAAAGATATTATTTTTTGCCATTTCTTTTTATATGATATACCCATTTATTTACAGTATATCCTATCGTTACAAGTAACAATAAAATCTTTAATAATATTTCTAAATTAGTAAAGGTTGTTACGCTTAGTATCGTTGCGTTGAACCCTATTACCTCTGCTATCTCTTTTGTCGCTGTTCTTATCGGCATTGTTCAAATATTTTTTTAGTGCTACTTCGTTCTTCGGTTTTATTTTATAGTACCCTCGTTTCATTTAAGGTCAGGTGTTAAGAAATCGTCTAGCGTTATACCACGTCTGTCTTCTTGATTTATCTCTAAATTTATTCCTGAATAGAATGCGTCTTTATCAGGAGTAACATCTGCACCTGTGTTTGTAGAATATTCAGGAAAGCTTGAAAGGTTATTTATTATATAATCAATCATTCTTTGTGTGTAAAATTCGGCTGTGTTTCTTATTTCTTCTCGTAAACTAGAAGCTTCACTTTCACTTAAAGCTGTTCCTGTTTCGCTATTTTTAGAATAGATATTTCCATTAGATACTTTAAATCTTAAAAACGGCAGACATTCGTAAAACGCCCAATGTACTAAAGCGTCTTGTATGTAGTCATCTACTAATGTTTGATAAGCACCTGCTAAACTTGTTGCTGTAATTTTAGTTTGTAGTGCTTCAAACAAATCCGTTCCAAGCTTCCCCTCAATTATTTTCTTCTGTGCAACTTTTATATAGGGTAGTAAAAAAGAACTATCTACATTACCACCTATTGCGGTACTGTCTTTGATTTTATTTTCTGATATAAATAATAC